TAGCTTATTACATTGGATATCATCAAGGGCAACATGAAAAACATTACAAAGGCCCAATGAAACGTAGACCAGGTATGGGGGATAAAAAATAGTGAAACTTAAAAACATATTGTTGAGTTGTGTAATCGTCTTTGGGGGCTTGTCTCTATCGGGATGTTATACACAACTCGCTATGTTTCATCCTGAACCCGATACAGAAGAATTTCATCAGTATTCAGTAGCAAGAGTAAGACCAAATCTTACCTTATATGCTAACGATGGAACAGGACAGTCATTAGGTATGGCATATGGTACGATGTATAATCGGTTTTATAGATATTATGGTAATCAGTATAGTTATTGGAATCCATATTATTATGGTGGTATTTATAATGATTATGTTAACTATAACATATTTGATGGAACATATACTGTTTGGATTCCAGGTATTAAAGAAAAGAAACAAAGAACTTGGACAAGAGATGATAAATCAAATACATCAAATTTAAGAATTACAAGAACAAGAAGTCCTAATAGTTCTAATGTAACAAATACAAGAAGTAATAATACACCTTCTAACAGTAGTAGCTCTACAAGTTCTAACTCAGGAGCAAGAGTTACGCGTAGAAATTAATATAAAGCAAAAACCCTGGTTGACAGTTGTCAACCTGGAAAAGCGCAAAATAATTAAAAAAAAGCTTGACTTGTATTGGTTTTTTGTTGTAAGATCAACTTGGAGGTTGGGAATAATAAATTAAAAAAATTAAAAAAAGTGAAAAAAAAGCTTGACTTGTACTGGTTTTTTGTTGTAAGATCTAGTATAAGAAATGAATGATATGACTGATACTTAAATAAAGCCCGTTTCTCTCTCAAAAAAAGGGATTATAGAGATATAGAATGAAAAGTCGCAAAGGGCGTAAAGCGGCATGAAAAGATTTAGAGTAGTGGATAAACACCACAAACCTTAGAGCGATAATCTCAAACGATGGGGCGTCAGAACTTCCCCACTACTCAAAGTATTCGAAGGGTTAGACGGTTGATGACTTACTGGCGACGGCTTAGTAATAGACTACGGGTGTTATACTAACCATTGTATGACTATGAGGTTCGAGTCCTCTTCTAATCCCAAATAGGTGGGTCCCTCGGGGCTAAGTGAAACGTAAGAATACCAACCCACTTAATAATGAGACGGGCTTCGAGTCTCTGAAATCGAAGTGGTGGTTTTAGGGTTTCTACCGATTTGAAACCCTGGCAACGATATTTGAAAATTAGGTAACAATTCTATTAAGAGAGTTCTGAACCCGTTAAGTCGTTAAATAAGTAGGCTAGTTGACTAAGGGCCGAGGGAAGATGTAAGGAAGAAAGAGTAGTGGCTAACAGTCGTTCTCTTTGGTAACTTCCTTTCCGATTAAAAGAAAATCCTCATTCACTGATCGTTGAATTGAAATAAGAATTGTAGGTGTTGAATGTACATCGTAGCTCGGTCTCTACTTCAACACCACCACCTAATATATTTGCGGTGGAAGTATCAAAGGCGATACACTTCGTTTCCAACGAAGAAGGTGGAGTTCGATTCTCTAACACCGCTCTAAAATTTCCTAAAAATAAAATGCGTTTTGGGAAATTTAGTTTATATATATATTATCAGCCTATAATGATGGGCTGATAAAGTTTTTTGACATTTGAAATAGGAACGCATCAGCAGGCATGTTGGTGTGGGGTTGACCGAATAACAGGTTACGTTAAGGGCTTGTAAAGTATCCTAATCCCTCTTGTGGTAGAGGAGTATTCACCTAAATGTTGGTAATACTGAAAGACATTTCGTGCGGGAGTTTGGTTCAACAACTACTTGAAAAAGAAGCCTACTTTTTCGCTTCATTGGGAGTACCCGAAAGGAAATCTCCCTGTAAACTGGCTGAATAAACCTTTCTTTGAGGGTTAAGGCAATTGGTTAGGAGTTGTATCCGCTCAAACGATGTTAATAGCATTGAGGAGAATCGAAGTAACTTTCGGAAACGAGATATGAAGTAATAAATCAGAGTGAATCAATGTGAAATGGCATTTTCACACCCCCAAAATTTCAAAACTCGGAGGATAACGATGACATAGTTATAAATACACTAGATAAAACAGAGGTTGGTCTCCATTAAAAAGACTGGTGTTTTAAATTACACCTAAAAAATTTAGTGTATCGGATGGTATCTAAAGAGGGACGGAGGTGGGAAAAAATTTTAAAAAGTGGCTCAAATTTTCAGTTTCCACCATATTACCAAACTTGAAAATAACGAGCCACTTTTTGTTTAAAAAACATTGATGGTTTTGAAAATTACTTGATATATATTATTGTATGATGGTTACATCATTACAAAATGAAAATTGAAACTTAAATAGTAAAATAATAATAGGAGATTAATAAATGGATATTAACGCAATTAAAAAACGACTTAATCAGTTACAAACTACAAACACTCGTACAACAAATCTTTGGAAACCACAACCAGGTAAAACTCAAGTTAGAATAGTACCTTATAAACATAATAAGGAAACTCCTTTTATTGAGCTTTTCTTTCATTATGATCTAGGAAGAAAGTCTTATCTTTCACCTGTATCATTTGGTCGTCCAGACCCAATTGAAGAATTTGCTGATAAACTAAAATCATCTGGTAATAGAGAAGATTGGAAATTGGGTAGAAAGTTAGAAGCAAAAATGAGAACTTTCGCACCAGTTGTAGTTCGTGGTGAAGAAAATGAAGGTGTAAAATTCTGGGGTTTTGGAAAAACAGTTTATCAAGAACTACTTTCCATCATTGCAGATCCAGATTATGGTGATATTACAGATCCAGTAAATGGTAGAGATATTGTAGTGGAATTTAAAACTGCTGAAGAAGTTGGCGCATCATTTCCAAAAACTACTATTCGTGTAAAACCAAACCAAACGACAGTTACAGAAGATAAAAAAGTTCTTCAATCAATAACAGAAGAACAGAAAAATCTTTCTGATATTTATCAAGAACAATCTTATGATGAATTGGCTAGTGTATTACAGGAATGGTTAAATCCTTCAGATGAAGATGAAAAAAGTGGAGATAAAAAAGAAAAACCCACTGCATCTTCAACATTACAGGAGACAGTCGCTACTGCAGATAATGCATCAGAAGCATTTGATGAACTCTTTAACAAGTAAAGGTTAAAATATGTCTGTAAAAGATGAATTAGCAAGTGTCTTAGCTGATAATCTTAATAAACAATTCAAAGATACTAAAGTTGCTTATTTTTTAGATGGATCAGATTCAACACCTACTGATATTAAAGATTTTGTATCAACTGGATCTACATTATTAGATTTAGCAATATCAAATAAACCTAATGGTGGTATTGCAGTTGGTAGAATTTCTGAAATTAATGGTTTAGAATCAAGTGGTAAATCTTTAATAGGGGCACATATCCTTGCTCAAACTCAAAAAAGAGGTGGAGTAGCAGTTTATATGGATACTGAAACATCAGTAAGTAGGGAGTTTCTTGAAACTATTGGTGTAGATGTTAGCAATATGTTATATCTTCATTTAGAAACAGTTGAAGATATTTTCGAAGCAATTGAACGAATTATTGTAAAAGTTCGGGAATCAAGTAAAGATAGATTAGTAACTATTTTAGTTGATAGTATTGCAGCTGCATCTACCAAAGTAGAAATGGAAGCTGATTTTGAAAAAGATGGTTGGGCTACAAGTAAAGCAATCATCATATCAAAAGCTATGAGAAAGATCACTCAAATGATTGGTCGTCAACAAATAGCATTAGTTTTCACAAATCAACTTCGTACTAAACTTGGTGTAATGTTCGGAGATCCTTGGACAACTTCAGGTGGTAAAGCATTACCATTTCATGCATCTACTCGCATTAGATTGAAAAATCTTGGTCAAATCAAAGATACTAAAAAGAATACTATAGGTATGAAAATGAGGGCACAAGTAATTAAAAATAGACTTGGGCCACCAATGAGACATGCCGATTTTAATTTGTACTTTGAGAGTGGTATTGATGATGAAGGTAGTTGGCTACAAGTATTAAAAGATCATAAATTGTTAAAACAAGGTGGTGCTTGGTATACTATGACAAATCAAAATGGAGAGGAATTAAAATTTCAATCTAAAGATTGGTCAGAACAATTAAAGGATACTGAGTTTAAAGAATATTGTTATAATTTGATATGCGATAAATGTATATTAAAATATGATAAAAACTTTGGAATTGATGATATAACGATATCAGAAGATTCTGATGAGTAATGATAGATATTTATCTATACTCAATCAGATAAAAAAGCATGGCGGGAAGATCGATGGTGGTGAACCTAACGATAAAATACTGGTTATAGATGGCCTAAATACTTTTATTAG